CTAGACCGTGAACCCCGCACCCTCGACAATCAGTCGGGAGTGAGTCGCGAGAACCTGAACGGTGTTCGCGGCACCGATCTTGTACCCGCGCAGCTTGATCGTGTAGCTACCGGCCGCACCGAGGGTGTGCACCCATTCTCGGGAGGATCCATCACGGCCCGTTCGCTGAACGTTCAGGTCGCCTGTGAGGGCCGCGCTGGCACCACCGAGGGTAGAGGGTGCCCACGCCTGGAAGATACCGATGTCGGCAATACCGGTGTTCTCGATGTCCATACTCCCGGTGATCTTCACGACGACCGATGCCACGAACGTAGTGATGGTGATCGAGCACCCCACCAGGTCGGCAATGGTGGTCGTCATAGACTGGTTGGTGGTCTTGTTCGCCTGCGCGTACTTTGTTTCGAGCGCGTTGAGCTGAGCGGCAGTGACCTTTTGGCCTGCTGTGAACGTCATGACGGGCTCCTTTACAGGCCAAGTCGGAACGAATCGAGCACGTGAACTTCAGCCCCGCTGCTGTGCGTCTTGACGACGCCGTTGACGGAACGGGTAACCGTGTAAACCTGAGGTGATGTGGACCCCGTGACGGCCGTGACGGTCATGATTTCGCCACCGATGACGATGTCGAACGGCTCTTCAGTCGTCGTCCACAGATCCTGTGCATACGTCGTGACGACCGTGACGTCGGTTTCGGTCGTCGTCAGATCCTCGTTGATAGTCGAGCTGCCCGAGTCGAGCACGTACTCACTCGAATCGAGCACCGCGATTTCGTACGGTGATGCCGGGGCAGCGGTCACGTTGAACATGCCCCGGTGATTGACGAAGCTCTCCGACGTGCCACGGGCAAGCTGAGACACCGGGTCGTAGACGCCTACAGCCGAGGTGTTCTCGATGACGACCTTGTCATCGATGTCGAGGTCGAGGAGCGCATTCTTCAGCGCCGCGCCCTGAGGACTGTCGAGGTCAACGCGCACGTCTGGCCAGCGCGCCTCGTCTACCGTGCCCTTGCTCAACCGCCACGACGCGTGATCCCGCAATTCCACGTCCCGGTAGACGTTCAGGTCGAAACGACTGTCATACCGACCGACCCCGTCCGGGTAGTCCTGCACGCTCATCCGGCCCGTACTCAGTTCCTCGCGCGCGCTACTCCCGTTGATGTTCTTGGCCTCGACGTCGTTAACCGTGTTGGTGTCGTCCTCGACAGGGCGGAACGGGTGTGCAAGGTCGTTGTTCGCGACGTCGAGAGTCAACGCCGCAGCTTGCGAATAGAGCGACCTACGCGTGCGATACGTCAGCCCGAGAACCCCGCGCGACTCGAACAATGTCCCGCCGTCCGTGGATTCACATTCGCGGAGTTGTTCGAGCAGCGTTTCGACCCGCTGCGTTCCCATCTCCGTGGTGTCGTCAGCCTCGGACTCGACATACGTGAGCGGAATCCCGTTCGCCTCACAGAGTCGAATCATCCGATCGAGCGCACGCTCGCCACGGTAAGCCTGAAACAGGTCGGTGATCGTCACACCGAGGGGGCCCCCGTTGTTGCGCACCCAGATGTGGCCCATTGTCGCCTCATCGAACGTCGCGCTCTGAAACGGATTGACGGTGACCCTAGTGGCTGCTCCAACTGTCTGATTGTTGATCGTGGTAGTCACGCCGAGGCTGACACCGGGGAGGGCGTCGTAAGCGCTGTAGCCCCACTCCGCATCGATGTTCGCGCCATTCTGCGAGAATCGCAGATACCAGAACATCTTCTCGCCACTCATCGCGAATCCGACGGCCGTCACGTCGTAGAGCGTCGATCCGTCACGACCATTGACAGTCAATGTCGCAGTGTCGCCCGCACTGTTGTACGAAAGGGAGATACGGTGCGCGGATCCCATGGTCTCGATCTCGATCAGGCGGACATTCTCGCCCCACCCAGCGTCGGGAACTGTCACGATGAATCGGACGTCAAGCGCACCGCTGAGGGTGTACTCGGGAATATCTCCGACCCACGTGCTCCCTCTGACAAGAGGCAGGGGTTCGGTCGAGTCGAATTCGTCGTATTCACCGAAATCAGGTGATCCGGTGACAACCATGGCCGGGTAACCGGGGATGCCCGAGGCGACACTGGTCGCTGTCTTCCCGTCCTCGCACGGCCAGTACGCCTTGAGGTTCGTCCCGGCCACGTCAGGGATTCCCTGCCTTAGCGTCGACCGCAGCGGGGACGTGCCCTGCCCGAGGCGGCGCAGGATCCCCGCAGCCTCGATCGCCGAGTAACGATCCTCATTGCTGACATCGGAGTCCGTGGGGAAGTTGCTCACCTCACCCGCGAACCTCGGTGACATCACCGTGAAGTTGTCGATCGAGAACACGATGGGGAGGGGGTTGGTATTGCCCGCAGCCACACCGCAGCGGACGCCTACAGCCCCCGCTTCGGTGATCGTGTCGTCGTGAACGGTGACGTCCCAGTCGAGAGGCTCACCGTCGCTTGCGTTCCACACCTTCGCCCTGAGGGTCTGCCCCTCGGCCTGAGCGCGGACACGCAACGTCTGACCCGTGTGGGTCAGCGTCGTCGTCACAGGGGTAATCAGCTCCCCACCGGTGACATGGTGAAAGGTGATCGTGACCGCCTCGGCCGCAGTCACCACCAGCCGGACCATGTAGTAGTCGGTGAATGACTGGTAGCGCAGGATCAGGTTGCCCGGTTCGAGCTGCGCACCGAGCACGTTGACAACCGGGAGGATGACGTCCGTCTGCACGTCGACATTGCGGAACGACACATCATCCATCACCACGTAGCGGTAGGCACTCGTGGTCGGAACCGACAGCGTGCCCAGCCCGGACGCGACGTTGAAATCGGAAGCCTGAACGGTCCCGCCGAAGCCGTTACCCGAGTAGGTCTGTCCGGAATCGGACGTCCCGAATCCACTCGCGACCGTGCGATCGAACGTGTCCTCCGCGATCACGCTGCGGACTTCCATGGGCACGTTGCGGCCGATGCTGCCATACCACTGACCCATTGGATTCCGCATCGAGAAGTCGCCGCTGCGGTTATCGAGGGTCAGGGAGCAGGTCTGCGGATTCGTGACGGATTCCTCATCGCTGCGACCACGTTCGATCTCGATAGCGGAGCGCTGATAGACCTTGTCGGTAACGTCTTCCCACTGCCCACCGAGGAACATCCGCGTACGGATATCGTGTCGAATGCTCATGCGCGCTGAATCCTCCGACCCTGCTTACGTGCCGCTTCCTCGATGAGAGCGAGCATCACGTCACCCAACTTGCTGCCATCGCTCCCGAGAATGAGCGCCCCGCCCTCTTCCTGATTGACCTTGTTACGTGACGTGACACGCTCCCCGGCCTGAAGCAATGCGAGCTGCTCACTACCCGGAGCGCCGGGCACGATTCCGCCCGTGTGAAACTTGGGGATCCTCGGAGCGGAGAAGTTGTTCCCACCGATGCCGGGGACCCAACTCGGAACCGTGAAGCTCAGCCGCCCGACCGTGTTGTTCCAAATGTCCGCGACGAAGTTGAACGCCGACCGGAAAGCACTCTTGATGCCGTCACCGATGCCCGAGAACACTCGACCCACAGCCCCGGCCACCGACTGAAAAGCCCCGACCAACCAATTGAACCGACCGACAATCCAATCAATGGCAGTCGAGATCGCATTCTTGACCGCGTTGAACACGCCGATCACGATATTGCGGAACGTCTCGCAGTTGTTCCACGCCCAGATGATCCCGGCGACGAGTGCCGCAATGGCGAGAATCACCAGGCCGATCGGGTTGGCCGTGAGTGCGGCATTCAGCAGCCACTGAACACCGGTCCACACAACCGTAGCCGCACGGACCACGGTCATGATCGCGTTGTAGGCAGCCATGGACGCCGTGATGCCCTTGACCAGCAACGCGAATCCACCAACCGCGATGGCGAGCGGAACAATGACGCCGCTCCATTGCGCCAGGAATCCGATCAGGCTGCCAATGGCTGGGATCAGCCAATTGACGACGCTGAACAACATGTCCAGCGCGCTCGCCCCACCCGAGGCACCGACGCTGATGTTCTCAAAGAACTTGCCCAACGCCTCACCCGTTCCGGCAAGCCCACGGGAAATCGAATCAATGGGCCCCGCGGCTGCCTTCACGCCCTTTTCCAAACCGGGCATCACATTCTCGACCAGCTTGAGCAAGCCGGTCGCGAGCTTGTCGACATAGGGTGCAGCATTGGCGAACATGTTCGACAAAGAAGGGGCAATCCGGTCAAAAGTAGAACGTGCCTTTTCCGCGATCCCCTGGAGAACGGGAACAAAGGGTGCACTCATTTCGGTGACCTTGGCCTTGACATGATCGGCCAAGCTCGAAAACGACTTCTTGACCGCCTCGTTCTTGGACGCCACCAACACGCCCAAACCGCCGACAGCCAACCCCAGACCCGCAAGGGCACCACCGGCGATCAGGGCGCTACCGGCCGCTGCTCCACCGATTCCCGCCACACCTAGCGCAGCCACGCCTGACGCCTTGCCTACGACGTCGCGCATGTTCCGGGCACTCTTACCGATCTCGTCGTTGGCTTCCACAATCGTAGAAGCTTCCGAGTCAATCCGCTTAGACAGACTGCCCAATTCACTGGTTACCGATTGAAGGGCCCTCGTGAGGTCCGAGTGGTCGCCTGCAAATTCAAGGGTGACCTTTGGTCCCGCCATGATCAACCTCCCTTCGGGTTCAGTGGGGCAGCGGCCTTCTTCAATTCGTCGGAGAGCGTCTGAGCAACGTGTGAGCGCTGGTCCTCGTACGCCTTCCAGATGTAGCGGCCGGACTTGTGGAACTTGCGAATGGTCGCCTTCTTGCGGCCGACCTTCCCGCCGAAATCAAGCCACGCGTAGTACGGGAACTTCTTCCCACCGGCGCTGACACGAGCTGCTGTGCGCGTACTCGCTGCCTTGATCGAGGTCGAGGCGTGCCCACCCGCAGCGGGCCCGACGGGGATCTTCGGTTTCGCCTCGTTCACGATGATGAGAGCGGCCTTGTTACCCGCGAGTCGCAGCGCTTTGGGAGCGTCTTTGTCGAGAGAGCGGAGGCTACGGCTGAGTTGCTTGAGGCCCGTAACTTTGATCGCGCCTTCACGTAGTGCCATAACCGGTCACCTCCTACTCTTCGCCTTGAGCGCTTCCAGCTCTTCCCGCTGCGCGATTCGCGCGTAATACATCCCCCAGTAGACGAACTCCTCGTTGCTCATCTCGCGCATTTCGTCGACCGTGCGCGAGAGCTTTTGAGCTAGGAAGAATTCGAATTCCTTCTCGGGGTTCTCTTCGAAATCAAGAACCGCTGCTTTTGGCGGCACCAACACTCAGCCCACTGAGCTGGGTGATCGCCTCGGTGACGGGGCTCAGCTCCCCGGCCGGAGCGCTGCCGTACCACTCGGCAACGTCTTCCTTGCTGAGCTGCGGCTCGACCAGGGCGAGCGCGATGAGACCCTGCTCCAGCTCGGCCACGTCGACTTCCCCCTTGCCCTGCAAGGAGATGACCTCTTCTCGGGTGAGTGCGCGCACCTTCACGTCGCCCACGTCCGGGATGGTCACGGTCTGGGTCCTGGTCCTCTTCGCGAGGATCTGCTCACGTGTCAGCACGTCACACCTGAACCGTGTCGGCGATGTCGTCCGAGAACTGCAAGGTGGCGGAGAAGGTGATCATGTCGGCGACCGGTGCGGTCTCCTCGTACGCCGTCACGATGACGTCCACCGTCGCCAGGGGCTTGCCCGTCCCGGTGCCCTCGGGCTTGTACGTGAACGGGACCTCAGCTCCGCCCACAAGCGGCCGGAAGACCACACCCGGACCCGTGAGGGCGGTCGAGTCGTAGATGCCCTCCACGGTCGCCTCACCGTCCTTGAGGCCCGACGCGTAGACCTTGCTGTTCTTGCCGAACGTGGTGACGTCGTGCGAGTCGGCGTTGCGGTTGAAGGCGACGTTGTTGCAGTAGGTCGAGATGTCGTCACCGTCGATCGTGATGACGACGCCCTTACCGTGGATCTTCGCCATGTCGGCGCTCCGTATTCTGTTGTGGGATTCAGTTGTGCGAGGAGCAGTTAGGCCCCGTCGCCGATGACGCTCACGGTGAAAGCAGCCGCCAAGTAGAGGACTCCGCTGACCTCGATCGCCTCGACCCTGGCCTCGGTCACCGTCACCGAGTCGCACGCCGTGTACGTGCCTCCGTCGATCGCTTGCTTGATCGACTGAGCGCCGGAGCCGTTCATGTAGGGCCCCAACAGGATCCGTGCCGTTCGGGCATCGGTCCGTCCTGTTAGGACCCAAACTTCAAGCTCCGCGGAATCGCTGCCGCGACCCATGGTCAGGTCGTAGCGGATGGGGTCCGGCCACCTGATCAGCGCCATGGGCGGGTTCACCGTGTCCGAGTCGTAGGGCGCAACCCGCAGCCCCGCAATCACGTCCACCGCGTCGGCGATCTCGTCCATGACGTCGACGATGTTCACGCCGCACCCCAGACCTTGCGGTAGGGGCGCAGCATCTGCGCCACGTCCGGATCCACCCTGTCGAGCAGACGCACGGACGCGTCGCCCTCACCCGCGATGCCGAACGCAGCCTCACGACGCATGAGGAATCGACTGGCCTGCAACAGGGTTGCTTGCATGATGGTGGTCGGCACCGACGTCCACCCGAACGTCCCGACAACCTTGATCGCGTCGACACGCGCGCTCACCGTGACAGGTGACGTGGCGCCGATGACGATCTTGTTCCAGGGCTTGCCATCGGCTACGGCGTTGAGGGGTCCCAAGGTGTAGACCGTGACAGCGTCGGCGTACGTCCCATCGTTCAATGAGTCGTAGGTGACTGTCAGCCCTGTAGTCGTTGGGATGTCGTCGGTGTCGACCACCCACTTACACAGCGCGGGGTCCCATCCCGCCGTGTAGTACCTGGTTTGCGCTGCGGACCCGAACTGCCTGTTGCAGAAGCGTTCCACCGCGCGAGAGGCAGCAGCGATGGCGTACTGCATCTCGATGTTGTCGACGTTGTCCTCGACCCGGCGGTAGTCCGCCAAGTCGAGGACCGTGACATAGTCGGGTTTCCATGCCATCGCTGCCACCTCCTCTATTCAGATGTGTTGTGCCACAAGGGTTAGACAGCGTTGATCAGCACGCGGAAGGCGTTGGCGTCCTGCACCACGGCGTCCGCGCGCGCGTGCAGCGAGTACTGCACCTGACCCTCGTTCACCCGCGTGTAGGGGTCGACCACGAGGCTGAACCCGGACACACGCCGGATGATGTAACCGGCGTTCAGGTCACCGAACGCGCCCCACTTGTTGGTGCCGCCGTCGGTGTAGGTCGCCCACGCCTGGTCGATCACCACGGGGAAGCCGAGCAGTCGAGCAGACGGGGCACCGGAGATACCGTCGGTGCTCATGTTCAGCAGCGGACGCGAGTTGCCGTCGACCAGCTTCTCGATCAGCGCGAGGGTGGCGTCGTTGAACGTCCAGACGCACTTGCCGCTCGCCCGGTAGGCCGGATCCACACCGTGCACCGCGTCGACAAGCTCGGCATAGGTGATACCGGCCGAGGTGAACGCCGTGCCAGCGGTACCGGTGTTGACACCGAACGGCTCGGTGGTGCCGGTACCGGTCACCCAGTCGACAGCCTGCTGACGGGCGATACGCGTAGTCAGAGCGTCGAACACCTTGGACTGCACGTTGAAGTTGGCGTCCTGCAACAGCTCGACGCTGACCCTCAGCGGCAGGTTCGAGGCACCCGGAGCGACGTATTTGAACGCCCCCAGCGTCTTCTCACCGAAGACCAGGTCCGCACCACCCGAGGCAGGCGCGGTGCCCTCAGCGGCGATCACACCCGCGTTTGCGGTGTCATCCAGCGTCACCCACGTCAGCGGCTCACCCGAGGAAGTGGTGATCTCGTCCGCGACGGACGCGACACCGCCGAACGCCTTCAGGCGCTCGGTCATCTTGCTCAGCAGCGTGGTGGGGACCGCGTACCCACCCGCCGAGTCCGTGCCCACGGACTGAGCGCGCAGCTCGGTGATGTCGGAGTTCTTCTGCCCGGTACGCGCGTAGTGCATGAAAGCGCGCTCCAAGGTGTCGTCTTCCTTGGCCGGGGCGACGTGCAGCGCGGAGGTGACCACGGAGTTGTAAGCCGCGTTCCGCTTCTGGATCTCCTCGGACTTCTGCGCCCGCTTGAGGTCGCCCTCAAGCGCCTCGTATCGCGCGCACTGCTCGTCGGTGAGGGAATTCTCGCCCGCCTCGTCCAGAACGGACTGCATCGCGGCGAGGATCTGATCCTTAGACATTCTTGCCTCTATTCGATTATGAGATTCAGTTATGCGGGCACGCGCCCGGTTATGGCAGATACACGCGTGCGCGTGCCTTGATCAACTGACTACGCCTCGAAACGATGAGGCGATCCTCGGAGCGAGCCTCGGTCGAGGCCCCGATGTAGGCCGGGAAGGTGACAGGACTTACGTCGACAAGTCGCCTCACGGAAGTGTGGGTGATGGCATTGCGCTTCTCGTCCACCTCGTACTCACCGGGGACGAATCCGAAGGACGCCCCATCGATATCACCGCGCTCGACCAGTTCCCGCACGTCCCTGCCGAGCTGAGTGTTCGGGAGGTCGATCTCGAATTCGAGTCCGTGCGAGTCGACACCAAGACGGAGCGTGTTCGATTTCTGTCGCCCGAGCAGCATCGAGGCGTCATGGTTGAAGAGCGCACGAACGTCGGTTTCACGGTCGGCGAGTACGGAGTCAAACGCGGATCGCGCGATGACCTCCTTACCCATCCAACCAAGATCGGTGGTCTGGTCGAATACCGACGCGTACCCACCGAGCTTGTTACCGCTGATCTCAGCGCGGCACTGGACATTGACCCTCGTGAGGTTCATTCCGCTTCACCTTCCGTTTTCGGAGGGCTTCCCGCGGGCCCCATTCCGGCAGGCAGTCGCAACGTGTCGCCACCGGGAATCGGAGGCAGATTGCGAATCCGACGCCCCTCATTCGGGGTAATGAGTCCGCCGTTCACTTCACTGAGAATGAGTGCGATTTCGTCCTCGGGTGCCGGCTTGATGAACGCCGTGTAGTCGAATTCCGCAGTCTTACCCAGAGGCAGTAGCAGAGTCAGGCGTTCCTGAATCGGCGTCGTGAGGTTCGTGAGCGTGTAGCGCGCCAAGCCTCGGTTCTGCTCGGCGACACCGCTACCCCAACTGGTCTGCTTCTCGACCTGAGAGAGCAGATGCGGCGGAACACCAAACCAGCGGGAGACTTCCTCGACGCTGAATGCGCGCGACTCGATGAACTGAGCATCCGCAGCGGTCAGCGTCATGGGGTGGAACTTGAGTGCCTTGCTGAGTACCGCGACACTCCCAGCGTTCTTTGTGCCGGTGAACGCCTTGTTGACCGCAGTCTTGATGACCTCGGGCTCGTCGCCCTCTAGATCGCTTTCCGCAGCGTCGGGGGTGATGAATCCCGAGATGCTCAATCCTGAGCTGAACATGCGGCCCGCCTGGCGGTCACCGCTAATGCCGGTCGACAGGGAGACGCGCGCCTTCTCGATGCAGCTCAGACCGCGCAGACCATCGAGGCTCAGCCCCATGACCTGCGTCATCGAGGTCGAATCGAGGACGACGTTCTTGCCATCCTCAAGGTGAATGGTGAACTTCTTACCGCCCGGTCGGCGATCATCCCATTCGACCTCGACTGACAGCGGGTGCACCGGGTAGAGCGCCACCAGAGCACCCGCGCCGTTGTAGACGTGCTGCAAGAACGCATTGCCGTGCAGCAGCAAATGAGTGGCTACGAGCTGCTTCCACTCGGACGCGGTGAAACGACGGTCCCTACCGCCCGGCGAGTCGAGGAACGACTTCGCGCGCACCTTCTGACCATCGGTCTCGGTGAGCGTCCGGAGCGGCAGGGAACCAATGCTGCCCGCTACCAGCGAAACGGCCCTGTAGACCGCGCTGAGCGTGAGAGCAGTGCTTTCGGTAACGGTGGTGGAACCGTCCGAGGGTAGCCCGAGGAAGGCGAGCAACGCGGGGTCGCCGACTGACATGGTGGGTGCCGAGCGCGCCTCCACGGGCGCAGCCGTAGCGCGCCTCCAGAACTTGAGTCCCATACCCACCCGCTCTTCAGTTGTGTTTCCCGCACCATCAATGATACAGGTTCGTACCAAGGTTTGTACCGTGTTTGTGCCGCATATCACAGAATGATAACGGCATAGGCCTGGTACAAACTCTGATACAAGCTGTATCATGGAAGGTACAACTACATAGAGGAACGGCCCATGACTGTTTCGGAGGCGCTGGAGAAGGCTCTGAGCGCGCTACCAGACGGCGTCGATCAGCGGGATGAGGCGATCGTTCAGCTCGCCCGCGTGTATGCCGCCGCGCTGGACACGACGAAAGACCGAAACGTGCTCATCCGACTCGGCGCTGAGTACCAGTCGTGTCTTGAGACGTTGCATCTCACCCCCCGTGCGCGGCAGGCCGTGAAGGGGGGTAAGAGCGATGACAGCAGTAGCCCCCTCAAGCGGGTACGGGACGAACTCGCCGAGCGACGGAATTCGGGGTAAGCCCGTACCGAGGCTATGGACTCCGCCACTGCGGGAGCTGACCCGAGAGACGAGCTACGGCTTTTACGTCGTCGACTTCGCGCGGGACGTCCTCGGCCAGGAGCTGGACCCGTGGCAGGAATGGGTTGTCATTCACGCGGGCGAGCTGCTCCCGGATGGTCGCCCGAGGTTTCGCAACGTCCTGGTCCTGGTGGCGAGACAGAACGGGAAGACGTGGCTGCTCAAGGCCCTCTCGTTGTACTGGTTGTTTGTCGAGCGGCAGAAGCTGATCTTGTCGACCTCGACCAACCTCGACTACGCGCGTGAAGTGTGGAGCGCTGCGGTCGACATCGCGGAGGCGAACCCGTGGCTGCGGGATGAGGTCGAGTCGGTACGCAAGGCAAACGGCGAGCAGACCCTCACCACGGTTGACGGGTGCCGGTACAAGATCGCAGCGTCGAACCGCAAGGGCGGTAGGTCGCTCACGATCAACCGCCTGGTGTTGGACGAGCTACGGGAGCATTCCTCGTGGGACGCGTGGAACGCCAGTACGAACGCAACCAACGCCATTCCCGACGCTCAGGTGTTCGCCCTGTCGAATCAAGGGGATGACACGTCAGTCGTTCTCGACGCGCTACGGCAGGACGCTCTGACGTTCTTGGAGACCGGACAGGGTGACTACCGCCTCGGCCTGTTCGAGTACAGCGCCCCGGACGGGAGCGCTCCCACCGACCTCGACGCCCTGAGTCAAGCGAACCCGTCCCTCGGGATCCGGATGGACGTCGAGACGCTCATGGGTCCGGCGCTGCGTGCCGAGGCTGCGGGTGGGGAGCAACTCGCCGGGTTCCGTACCGAGGTCATGTGTCAGCGGGTGCACCTGCTCGATCCGGCTATTGACCCCACCTGGTGGGGACGCTGTGGCACCGAGGAACCGTTGCAGCTAAAGGACTTCCGCGATCGAGTGGCGCTCTGTGTGGACGTCTCGCTTGCAGGTGATCACGCCACGCTCGTGGCGGCAGCCAAGATCAACGGCAAGGTGCACGTCGAGGTGATCAAGGCGTGGGAGGGGTACGGCTGCCTCAAGCTCGTGCGCCAGGAGCTGCCCGCGCTCGTGAGGAAGATCAAGCCGCGCGCTTTCGGGTGGTTCCCGATGGGGCCCGGTGCTCAGTTGGCCGCAGACCTGGCGGACCGCAAGCACCGACGCTCCGCCGAGGCGTGGCCGCCCCCTGGTGTGGTCGTAGAGGCGCTGACAGCCGAGACAGCCGCCGTGTGCATGGGGCTGAGTGAGCAGGTGCTCTCAGGCGACCTCAGCCACCCAGACGACGACGTGCTGAACGACCACGTGCGCCGCAGTCAGAAGCAGCACACGGCGGGTAGGTGGACGTTCGCCCGCACCGGTAGCGAGTCGATCGAGGGTGCCTACGCCCTGGCCGGGGCTGTGCACCTGGCACGCACGCTCCCACCGCCTCGGACGCCGCTCACGGCTGCCTGAGATGCCAAAGAACCTCACCCGCTGCAACGAGTGAGGTTCCTGAGCGTTAGGGGAGAGAGAATAAGTAGAGCCGAGGTGATCTAGGGGGTGCATAGGCCCGAACTTTTGACCCACCCGGCCTACGTGATCACATCTACCAGTCAGTGACCTTCTTCGATTTCAATCCCGTTGACTTTGGCTTCCCAATGTGTTGATTGCATGATGTGCAACAAGCAGCCAAGAACCGAGGGTCATCACCACTCACCTCACGTCCAAGCACATGGTGCACACATTGCGCTTTACCCGTGCACACACGTGGGATTCGCACCGCACAATCACCATTGTTCTCAAGCTCATTCTGCCTGAGCACTGCGGCTCGTATCTTCCGCCAGGTATGGGTACCCCCGTTATCCCACGCTCCCATTGCCTACTCCATTCCGTCCAGCTTCTCGCTGATCGACTCGATGCGGGCGAGCAATCGAATCAGTCGGTATTCGAGCATTGCGATTCGTACTGCGGGGTCGGCCATGGCCGTGTGCCGTTGCTGCATATTCCGCATAGCGTTCCGCGGTGACATATCGCTCATTGTTACGCATCCTTCCGTGAGTTCCGTCGATAAACAGCGAGCTTGAGAATCGAGTAATCCGGCCGCAGCCCTGCCGCACGCAATGCCGAGACGCTCTTGGTGATGCCGACGTGGTTCGGGATATCCATCGAGTCGAGCAGGGCAACCCACTCGCCCACGGTCGCGTTCCCAAGCTCCTGAGCGCGGTTGTCGAGCTGCTCCCCGCTGCCGTTGATCAAGGCTGCGGTCTGATAGGTGAACGTGTGAGACGCCGCCCAGTAGGACGTCAAATCGCTCTCATCACGCTCGATGTGGTCGTAGTTCAGCATCGGGTCTACCTCGTGTTCAGTTAGAAGGGGCCTTGCGGGCCCCTGAGTGCTCCTCTCGCGGGTTTTAGAGGCGCTCTGATAGGCGAGTATGGGTAAGGCGGTCAGGACGCCTTAGGGCGGCGATTGCGCGAGTTCTCCGACGGGGTGAGCAAGCGCAGGTGATCCTGGTTGAAACAACCCGGCGTGAAGCACAGGTGATCAACGGTCATCCCGGACGGGATCGGGCCGTACAGGCAGGCGTACGCCAGGCGGTGAACGAGCACCTGCACCTTCCGGCCGCCGCTCCAGAACTGCACCGAGCGATAGCCGTTCTTGTTCGGGGCGTACCGCGAAACAATGCACCCGCCCTCAAGACGCTCGTAGTGATTACCGATGCGCTTGACGATCCGCAGCGGCACTTCGATACGGTCGTCCACGGGAATGGTCTCGTCAAGATAGGTGCTCATCGGGACGTCTCCTCGTTCAGTTCCCTCGCGGCGATCTCACGGGCAATCCGGCGCTTCTCTTCTTCGACAAGCCTCCGCATCTCGGCCTCTTCGGCCTTCTTGCGCTTGGTCGCCCTAGCGTCGTCTCGCTTCCGCTGCGTCTCCATAGTCAGATCCCAGCGACGCTCGATCTCCTTCTTGCGGTATTCCGGGTCCAGGATCTCCCGCAGCCACGATTTGAGTAGCAATTCCCACTTCTCGGCATCGGTCCTGCTGCTGGTTACTACCTGGAGATCCAAGCAGTCCTCTTCAGTGTCGAGCGTGATTCCGTTGCTGCCCAGGTGGGCCGACGCGGGCTCGGCCATGTGCGAATCACCGACGGCATCACAGTTGTGCCGTTTGCAGTCGCCGTGGTGCAGAACAGCGGCATAGAGCCGGGCCATCAAGCCGACGACATTCATGGACTCACGATCACGGTCAGAGTCGCTCATGTCCTCGGGCAGGTCGGCCCAAATGTCGATCAGCCAATTGCCGAGGTCGGGGCGACCGGGGTAGGTCTCCTTGCCGATACTGGTCTTGATCTTCAGGTTCTTACTCAT